CTGGTTCTGCTTCTTGTTGTTCGCAGTCCCCTTCTTGCCCTTGTTCGGACTCTTGGACATCTTCTTCTAGTTCCTTATATGATAGGCGTAAGATATATATGACACAATATAGCGTAAATGCTAATCCACAGCACAGAAGTATGATTACGGACCAAACAGGATCATTTATATCTTTCATTGCCACTTCCTGTAGTTGATAGAAGCATCATTCCAATCTCCGTCATCAAACCAAGGATCTCTGATACGAATATCATCAAGTCCTTCTACTTCTGATGGTTTAGATTCAACAATGGGTTCTTGTTTCTCTTCTTCGTCCCAAGTTTTTATAATCTCATTGACTTGCTTGTCAACATCAGTCATTTCCATATCAACTTTACCCTGAACCCATATAGTCCACAACCACTCTATGAAACCTAGAGCAAGATGATTGATGGGAAACTTTTGTTCGTTTGCCCATCTCTTACTCTTAGTATACCAGTTGTCTTCTCCACCCCAATAATACTTAAACTTGTGCTCCATTAGTCACAGTCCTTCATCATCGTAGCGACTTCACCACCTATCTCAGCACCAGTGTTTCCACTGAACATTGCTACCCATCCCGCAGCCAACCAACCAATATAAGGAATGCCACTAAACATTGGGGCAGCAGAAGCACCAATACTAGTTCCAACCAATCTACCTGCATTTTCGCCACCACCTTCCGCCTTGATACACTCTATCTTTTTCGCAGTCAACTTTCCCAACTCACCTCCTTGGAGATGAGTCGCTCCATCCATAGTGTACTGTTCCTGTTGGACTATCTTAGTATCTCCACCGATACCGAAGAAACCATTCTTCTTCACAACAACTTTATCCTTACCCATTACCTGTGGAGCATTGGAGCGGTATTGGATACGATAACCACCTTCATACGCTTCTACCTGATAGGCAGTGTAGTCACCTACGGGTAAATTGATAATGGGTACTTGATTCCTGTTCATCAGGTGACCAACAACACCAATATGAGCAACACCAAAAAGAGTCCCAACCCCAAGTGCAAACCACTTGAAGAGGAACTTTTGGGGTCTATTTACAATTACTTGTGGTTCTTCAGAACCAGACTTCTTCTTGAACATACATCATACCGTTGGCATAATAGGTGGTTCACCGTCTTTCTTGGGAGCAACAGGAGCAATCTGAATCGGTGCCTGTTCAATACGAATCGTTTGAGCAGGTGCTGTCTGTGCTGCTGCGGCAATGAGTTTGTCAAGATCTGCCTTAGTGATGCCACCACCAGCAGCACCCATCTTCATTGTTCCATCACCAGACTTCTTAGCAGTCTGAACTCCGAAGGTAGCTAAGACTCCAGTGAAAACAGATGCAATGAAAGTGGGATCAAGTTTCTGTTCGGGAATGCCAAAAGCGGCAGGAAGTTTAATATAAGCAAGAGTCAAGATGCCACCAGACCAAACAAGAATACCAAGACGAACCATGGTACTGATTGCTTCCAATTGACTTTCATGATCAGTTGCAGCATCTTTCAGTTTACCCACAAAACCTTTTTTCTTTTCTTCCTCTTTAGGAGTTTCCTTTACCTGTTCAGACATTTGATCAGAAGCAATGCATTGCTATTTAGTCAAATATCCCTCTTCACGCAACCACTTCTCAGTCAATGGTGTGGGTTTATAAACTTCCCACATAGTGCCCGCTGCACACGCTTCTAATGCTTGAGCAGTCATTCCTTCAGTCTTACCTGCCCACTTTGCTTCTGCCTCCCATGGAACAGCAGACTTAGGATATACTTTCTCTACCATTTCACGCCAGATCTTAGGCACCTCTTCTTCTGGTTTGATGATGGCAATCATACTATTATCAATAGTGCCTGCCATACAGTCTTGTGCGGCGTGCCAACCTTCATGACGCATCACTGTCATGAGGACATGAGGACGATGCACAAAGGCATCATTCAGGTAAAAGTTGTTTGATACTGTGTGATAAACTCCACGATGACCAGGAGGAAAATACTTTTCGTGCCCTAGAAAAACCATAACTCCGATCTTATCAAGGGATACCAACATCGAGTCAAACTCGTCAGCAATGATATCAAAATCAGAATTAGGAAACTCTTTACGAATATCGTCGATACTCTTGATTCGTCGGACATCTTTGGTGCATTCTCGTGTAATCATGCAACCCATAGAGTCCATAGTATAGAATCCTTTCTTAATTTTAGATTCTCCTGCAAGAGCAGGTATAGAAACTAATGATAAACCAATTAACCCAAGCAGTAATTTTTTCATGATGTGTAATACGCCTGATAGTATTTAACCAATCCAAAAGTATTCACATTTCCTTGTGATACCCAGTCGTGAGCACACTCATAGATTGATTGATTTGAGTATACTGGTTCCCCATTCTCTTGCAACTTATTGCCAAACCTTGTTAGCAATAGGTTAAGTGCTTGCTCACGAAGTTTCATTCGTTCATCAGAATAACGCCAGTCTTCATTCATTTAAACTGCCCCATACCAGTACCAGAGTTCCAACCACCAGGACCAGACTGGAAGTTTTCAGAACCTCCAACATTCTCTTGCCAAGTTGCCCAGTGTTTGGAAGCACGAGCATACATCTGTTGATGAATATCTTGTGCTTCCTTTTTGGGTTGTGCTGCCTCAATAAACTTCTGCTCCTCAATCTTTTGAGCAACATGCTTTTCGTAAGCAATAACCTTTTCGGTTTTTACTGGTTCAGAAAACCAAGAATCAGTAGGAGTAGTGATAGGGGCAGCCACTCCCGTATAAGACGCCTGTTTCTTCTCAACTTTCTTAGGAGTTTCTTCAATGAATTCGCTCTTAGGAATAAAAACTTTTTTGATGTGCTTAAGTACCTTTTTGATCATGACCAGATAAGTTTCTTAGTATAGTTATAAGCGTATTGCTCACGATAACCTTTGATGCCCCAACCTAACCAATAGTAGGCTCCAACCATATACTGATGCACAGGTTGTCCGTGTCCCTCAAATTCAGGAAGAACTTTTTGGAACTGGGACTCGTTTATCATATAACGAGTTTGCCCTTCAATACTGCTAGGATTACAACCAAATTTCTTACAGAAGGTTCCTAGACCAGCATATCTCTTGTATGTTGTCCACTGAATGAGTCCATACCCACCACTAAGACAACGCTCATAGGGAACTCGTGCTCCACCCTCACAGATATTTGGATAGAAGTTACTTTCCGACTTAATGTTGCCCATAATCGTTGCAAGGGCATTACGGTCAGAAATATTTGTCTTCTCTTGGAGTTGCTGGAGAACATACTTCTCATTGTCGTTGCAACCAGGGCACTTCCAAGACTTTTCAATCACTTCGATAGGGATTGCTTTACCCTCATTGACTTTTACATCTACCATAGCAACCTTTGGTGGTGCTGAGATTTCACTGATAGATGGATAGGCACAAGCAGCAACTGGGACTGCAAGAAGTGAAAGAATAGATATTTTTTTAAGCATTAAATCGTTTGAACTCGGCATCCGCTTAGAGAAAATTTCTCTGTCGGCTCAAGTCTATGTAGTCTAACACTAAGGTCTTACTGTGTCAAATCTGTCGGGGAGTGCTGACCCACACTCTGGGAAATAAGTTCTGAAGAGGTGACTTGCTTCGATGTGTTGTCCATCTTCAGTTAACTTTTTACATTCTTCTAAGATACGTTTCTTAAAACTGTCTGATGCTCCGTTAGTCATCTGTGTCTCCTAAGTATTCTAGTGAATAGATTTCATGGTCTTCGATTTTTGGATCTAACCACTCACTGAATTCTGCCTTAATAGCATGTGCATCTTCTATGGTGTCTACAACGTCATAAGTAGGAATATCACAAAGAGTATGTATACGATCTATTGCCCAGTCATGTGTCGCTTTCAGGGTGTCTTCCAAAGTTACCATAATCTTTTCGCATGTAGCGTCCAAGGATATTGCTATTGTAGTATGCTGGACTGCCGTCGTCAAGTGCCTCAGATAAGACATT